GAGCGTCGCCAGATACCCGAGCGTCGCCAGATACCCGAGCGTTGCCATATACCCAAGCGTTGCCATATACCCAAGCGTTGCCATATACCCAAGCGTTGCCAGATACCCGAGCGTTGCCATATACCCGAGCGTTGCCATATACCCGAGCGTCGCCAGATACCCAAGCGTTGCCAGCGTGACTAAGATTCTCTTCTTTCTCAATCCATCCGCCAAGCTCGCCGGCTTTTACATCCCCGAAGCTAATCAGTGCTTTTATCTGAAAAAGCTTTTTGCCAAAGTGCATCGTTGTGTTTTCTGTAAGTTCGTATTTCTTCATGTTGGTTCTCCTTTCTACATCTTTTTAAAGTTCCACTTCTAGTATTCCGTCAACAACTCTCATATCCAGCACCCTGCGATCTGCAAGATCATCGAATTCTTCTTTGTCTAGGTAGTATTCTCCATAATGATAATCTGTGATAAATTTCATTCCATACAGTCTGACTGCTAACCTTATTTTTGTTCGATTGTCAATTGCCATTAAAATATCATTGAATTTCATGTTGGTTCTCCTTTTCTTTGTGTTGCTCTTTCGTTGTTCTACGACTATTATAGGTCGTACAATGACTTTTGTCAATATATTTTTGTTGATTTTTCGACTATTTTTTGTTGATTGTAATAGTGGTTTGTGATATGATAGATATAGAAAGTAAGGTGAAAACATGAATGAAAGATTAAAAGAATTGCGCAAAATTCTTGGTCTTACTCAACAAGAGCTGGCTGATAAGATTGGTGTAAAAAGAAACACCATAGCTACTTACGAATCTGGAAAGGCAGACCCTAGCAGTCGAACGCTAGCGGATATCTGTGAAAAATTCGATGTCCGAGAGGAATGGTTGCGAACAGGCGAAGAGCCGATGCTTGTAGAACTCCCACCAGAGGATGAAGCAACAAAGCTTGCAAGCCTTTTGCTGAAAGGATATCAAGGGAATGACGAGATGTACGGATTGATATTGGATATCATCAGAACCTATGCGTCTCTGTCGGAGAAAGATCAGAAGATACTAAAAGACTTTATAGAAGCCGTGAAGAATCGGTAGGAAAAAGACAAGACAAGGGCAATGCGCAAACCCTTGTCTTTTTTATTGGTTATTCGGTTAATGTTTTGGTAAATGTGTAGATCTCTTTCAACCTCTCCACATCGTCCACAGCGTCCACCATTTGATGTATCAGCCTCTTGTACGTTTCTCGCAGTTCCTCATCCGTCCACTTCTTTTTGCTCATATAGCACCTCCTGTGTGTAAGTCCCTGCTATTATATTATGTAGAGAGTATAGAACGCTAGTTCTATCTTGAAAGCCGTAACATAATCTGCTAAAATAAAATAGCAAGGTAATTGCTGGGAGGCTATTTAATGCGTGCCACCGCGTGCCTCCCAGTCTGCCTATACTTAAATTATACCACTTCTACTTCCAATTACCTGACTTTTATCAGGTAATTTTGTATTTATCAGAAAACAATGTAGGCAAGGTGATAACCATCAAAAGAGGTGAGCTTCATGAATATTGTCGAAATGATGGATAACTTTGCGGTAAATGTCGAACAAGAGAGGATCCGGCTAGGGTACACACAAACGGACTTTGCACGGAAACTGGGGATATCTCTGTCTACTTACAAAAACATTATCAGTCACAGGGTGAGCAACATTAATGTTGAGATCATCCCGAAGCTGTACGAGATCACGGGGATGTTTGTATCTGAGTTTTTTGGATGTCAGAACAGGGAGTTGGAACTACTACGCTCATACCGACAGTTGAGCGAAAGGCAGAAAGCCTACATTGATGCGATGATTGAATACGAGATAGCTCTAAAAGGGAGCGTGGATGAAACAGATGATTATCTGGAAGTGATTGTACCTACTGGGAACATGGAAGACGGCATGATCTTAGACTCTGCATATACAGAACGTGTTGCGTGCCCTAAATTTATGACCAAGTACGGAACGGAGGTGCGGTGTGGAATACGAATTACATCCAATCACTTACATCCAGTGTATGTCAAGGGTGACGTGCTCGGGATCGTCCGTAGACCGCCAAGAGACGGAGACACGGTCATTATCATCAATTGCGACGCCAGACAGGCTTATTGCCGTGTATATAAGCCAGGAACACCGAACAGGTTCATTCCGGTAAACGGTTACGGTGAGATATTTGAGATAGATTCTGATAGCAGAGAGGACATGAGCCACTGGGTACTGTTTGGTATCGTGGCATCGGTGATAAGATAGTAAAACCACAGGCGAAACATGAAATTATCATTGATATACATAACAGAGTGTGAGATAATTTGAGTATCGGTACTTGTACAAAGGTAATAGGAGGAACGAACTATGAAAAAGAAACTTATTGCGCTTTTAATCGCTGCGACTATGGCGTTGTCACTTACCGCTTGCGGTGGATCTGGTGACGACAAAAAAGAAGACACTAAAACAGAGGAAACCTCAAAAGAGGACACCAAAGAAGAAAGCAAGGAAGACGAAGCAACTTACGAAAGCATCTTAGCTGATTACACCGCTAAGCTTCAAGACGCAACACCGGATCTTGTGGACGAGTTTAATTCCGAAGCCGCAGAAAAAGCCGGAGATATTAATGCACTCGCTGAATTGAGCAATTCAAAAACCGAAGAACTTGCCAAGATCTCCAACGAGGGCGTTGAGAAAATGGCTCAATTAAAATTAGCAAATGGTGATGATGATCAGACATACAACGACTGGGCGCAGAAGCTCATGGACGTGTATGAGGAACAAGCTACGCAGATTACAGACGCTTACACATCTGCTGCAACTGGTCAATAAATATTATTGTATAAAAAAAGGCAGGAAACAAAAGTTTCCTGCTTTTTTGTTACTTAGCCAAAAGCGTTACTTGTTCAAATTCTGCATTGTCACGCTCTTTCATCTTTTTTGTCACGTGAAAGTAGATATCACGTGTAATCCGGCTGTTGCTATGCCCTACGCGCCTTGATATCGCATCCAGCGAGACACCATTCTCTGCCATAAGTGCAACGTGCGTATGTCTCAGTATGTGCGTTGTCGTCTTGTGGTCACGATTTAACACATCCGCTGCAATCTCACGCAAATACTTGTTAAATGCATAATACTCAAACGGTGATCCGTCTGGAGACGAGAAGAAGTAATCAGATTGCACTCCAGTAGCCAGACTGCGCTTCTTCCGTTCCAGATCTAGCCGCCTGCACAGCTTCAGAAGCTCGTCCTGCATATATACTTCCCTTTGCCGCCTGGTCTTTGTCTCACCAAGAGTCCCGGTCACCGAACTCAAAGAATGGCATACCCGAATTGTGCGGTTTCCAAAATCCACGTCGGATGTCTGCAAGCCTAATGCCTCACCTGCACGCATCCCGGTAAGAGCCATAAATTCTGTGACATTCCTCCAGTGCTCAACGGTCATAGCACTCAACAGCTTCTCAAGCTGATCTGGCTCAAGATATTTATACTCAAGTTCTTCCTTAGATGCCTCGTCTGGGTACGGTATAAGCTTATCTAGCCACGATACATCCGCAAGGTAATCATTTCTATACGCCCATCGGAGAAACGCTTTTAAACGTACCAGATGCTCGTTGAGCGTGCCGTTCTTTTTTCCAGAAGCACTGAACATTTCACGAACGTATCTGGCTGTCAGCTTATTTATTCTCACATCTTCGCCAAGCATCTTCATAAGCGTATTAACAGCATGATAGTTTCTGATACAGGTCTGCTCCGATACGGTACGTCGCTGATCCGCAAAGTAATGTTCTGCCACCTCTTTCAGTGTCGGGTCATTCGGGTCGGATTCCTTGCCGCTCAACAGATCATCTATCCTCGCATCCAGTAATGCTCTAGCCTCCCTCTCTTGGATTCTGGAATACTTGCCGGGAAGTGTTACGGAGATTGTATGTTTTTTCCCGGTCATAGGATCTGTAATCCGATCTTTGTAGCGCGTGCTACCATTTCTCGATTCTTTCCACATAGTGTGCCACCACCTTTCATGTCTTGATTTTACTGGTTTTTGTAGTACTTGTAAAGACTCAAAACACCAGAAACCTGCTCCCAAAATGCTCCCACGCGTAAACCAAAAAAGCCGAAAACCCTGTAAAATCAAGGGTTTACGGCTCTCAAAAAGTGCGGATAACAGCCTAATATAATTGACCATTATACTCCGTTATGCACCATTTCAGACACTTGTTTTTGATTGATAGTCCAAAATAAACCATTTATGCCCTGTTATTTGCTCCCATTTTTGCTCCCAGCTTTTGCTCTTACCGCTTTTTGGTAATGATAACTTTTTCATCCAGAATCTCTAACGTGACAGCTCTATCTTCTGGTGTTACTCCTAATGCTTTGATAGCATCTGCCGGAAGAGATATCCGGCATGTATATGCGTTCTTGCTTGCATTTCCACCAGCTTTTGCAAACATGATATTTCTTTCAATATCTCTCATTGGTTTTCCTCTTTTCTATATGTTTATTTCTTCCGAGTTCGTATGAATCGGTTTTTCCATCAATTCCTTAATGTCGTCCGGAGATATAAGATTCATTAGCTCTCCCATTTTTTATTAAATCATTATGCAAGGCTCATTTTCTCCCTCGTATCTATCCGCTGCTTCTTCCGCTTCTTCCAGGCTGGAGCAAATCGCTATTGTTTCATAGCTAGGAATCTCAACGACTTCAATTTCCATCTCTGTGCTTTCTAATGTGTCAATAAAATCTGTCTGCACAAATTTGTTTTCGTCTTCGTCATATTCATATTCATTTTCTTCAATTACATACTCTTCAACCTTGTAGAATGTCATTCCGTGGTAAGAAAATTTGCTAACATCTGTTTTATGTTTCGCAAGTTCCTTTTTCGCTTCCTCCAGTGTATCGAATGTTTTTATATATTCCGGCGAATCGTCAAAAGCCGTGCACCCTTCTTCAATTTCTTTTCTATCTTTATACTTAATTTCTGCCGTTCTTTTTACTAAATCATATTTTTTCATTTTTCATTCCTCCTGCTTTCCTTTGATGATTTTATCATATACTATTGGCGTCCAATAGTCAATAGTTTTTTAAATTTTTTTTTAAAAAAATAGGGGCGAGTATTCGCCCCTAACTTTAAAATCAAATAAATATAAAACGCTCACAAAAACAGCGTAAGCACCCGGATGATCTTGGCGTAATCTATCGTAGACGTTCATGCATCAGCATACTTCTCACGACATTCTTTCCATTCCTTTTCAAGGTCTTCCGGTATTCCACCGTCTTCCTTTAGGATCTCTATGAGATGCTTGGCATGAGTGTATTCGTCGTGCGCGATATCCTTAAGCACACCCCCTGCGCTTCCAGATACTTCGCTTGACATATCCATGTACTTCTGGATGTCGCTGATCTCATCGTGCGCCGAGTCAATAAGTTTGTTTCTGATCTCTTCTGTCATGATTTAAGCCCCCTTTATATATCTGATTGCCTTTTCTACATCGTCAGCCGTAAATGTCATTGTTCCAAGCATCGGCAACGCTATCTGTAAGTTGCCGTATCTCTGTACCGACTGCTTGAGATGGTCCGCTATAAGATCGATATCAAACAGTCCGTTGTTGTCAACAGCCCCGATCATCTTAGCCGCTTGGTTGCTCTGGATCTCCTGCATAAGCGTACCTGTCTTAGCTCCAATCATTCCAACTAATGTACCTATAATCCATTTGCCGGACGTTCCAAGCTTCGGAATCACTTCGTTGTCTGCATAAGCCATAAGTCCATTAATAATCTGTTCACTCGTATACATATTCATCCTCCAAAAAGACAAGGGCGCATTATATGCGCCCTCTGCCATTCTTTTTTGCTTTCAAGGCATTAACCTGTTGTTGTGGTTGACGCGCTGGGTGTGATTGTCACATTACCCCAACCCGGACAGATCGCACTGTTTGGTACCACAAGTTTCGTGATCTGGTTACAGCAGTTCTGCAACGATGCGATACTTGCATTGTTTGTTGCAATTGCCGCACTCATCTGTGCATTTGCTACAGACTGGTTCGCATTCCAGTCAGCCTGTGCTCTCTGATCGGCGTTGATCCGTGTGATAAGACGCTCGTAGACATCCGCAATCTTAACCTCAGTATTCTGCTCGCTCTTAAGCAGTGCGATCTCTGCGTCCTTTTCTGCTAACGTCTGCTGCATTTTCATCTCAAATCTTGTGACCGGAGTGTTATCTGAGCACTTATTTACCCCAGCAACATCTGCAACCGCCGAAACAATAGACGCCATGTCTCCGGCTGTTGATGCCTGGCGTGATGCGCCGAGAAGTCCTGCTCCGTTAACACCGCCATTCAAGAGACCCAGTGCTGTTCCTGCGATACCAAGACCGAGACCTGTTCCTGCTACTCCTTTGCTTGCATATTCCATAAATGTGCCCCCTTTCTTTTTTTATACTTATATTATAATAGGTAAGAGCGCACTAATGCTTTGATGGATCACTGGCAGAATCATGACGGAATCCAATCAGAGCAAGCCGGATCAATTCATCTACATGTGTCCGCACCATTCGGCGCAAAAGTTTTTCAAACCGTTCTGGCGGTATCATTGTGTTGTCATAATGGAAATTTGAATCACCTTTTCGGGTGCTGATTGAATCGAATATAGTAAGATACTCTTCATTGAGTCCATTCCGAAAGTGTTCAACAAATTCTTTCGGGTATGGAGCAAGATAATAGTCGTTGATAATCTGTTTCATGCGTGCCACCGCGTTCCTTTCTTTTTATTATTTACACTGCTGTTTGTACAACTGATTTACTCCGGTTGCCGCAAGTCCGCTCGCCATTCCTACCGCGATCGCATTGATAATGTCTCCTGCAGGGAAGTCGGGCATTGTGTAGAGTCCTGCAATGCCAAGCACTCCACCGAACGTAGCCATGATAACCGGAATCCATTTGTCCGGGATTTTCTCGTAAGCTTTGCATCCGAGACCGATCACGTAGCAGATTGCTACAATTCCTACTACTGTTCCTAATGTTGTGATATCCATAAATTATTCCACCTTTCTTTTTATGTGCAATTCATCAATTTCATGTTTCATTTTTGTGACCATACCATTTCCACCGAGCTCGTGGTATGCGTCATACATTTCGCAAAAGTTTTGGTATGCGTACGACGGTATATCACCAATCTTAGTGTATTTACTATGATACTCAATAAGCTGTACTCGTAGTAAAAGCATCGTCCCCTTGCTGTTTGCGTCCCTGTCTCTTTTTTGTCTTTTTAGCAGCCAGACAATATACCCCAAAAGAATCGGAAGAGCTATGATATATGTCTGCATTAATAAATTCCCCATTTGTATATATAATCCTTTCTAGGCGTTGCTGACTGCGCAGAACACCATCCAATTAACGCGGAACGAACCGTTTACGCTCCTATCCAGTACAGCATAGTAATCTGTACCAATCACCGTAACACCATTAAGATGCGCCGCAGACGCATTCCCGTCGCCATTCATCGCGAATATATGGTAGTTATAGGCACTCGTATATGCTTGTCCAAACATACTGTTAAGGTCCGCAAGCGTGAACAGTTTAACAGAAGATGTGCCGTTAATCCTAACCACCGTGCTACCGGATTTTGCCATAAAAGGCAACTCATAGGTCGTGAGAAACGGGTAGACATCCCCATCAATAATCTGCCACGGTCGCACATTGGCGAATCCAAACCCATCCTTTGAGCTCATCCTAAATAATGGCGCAGAAGTCCATCCCGGAGCACCTGGCATACCGGGAGTAATCCTGAGGTCTTCGCATCTCATGTAAGCAACGTCTCCGTATTCGTTTGCGTTTGCAATGATTGATAAGCGGTTACCACACATGTTAATTCGTGCGCTCTCAGCCGATATTCCGAGATCTATGGAACTCTCATCAAACGATGCAAGGTTTTCTTCTCCGTTTCGGATCGCAATTTTATCATTCGCGATTCGAACATTTCTGCCTAATGTTTCTGCGGTAAGATCACCGACTACAACGTCCCCGTCTTTGCCGCTTATATAATTGGTGGCAACTTTCTTTCCCTCTTCCGCATCGGTTCTCGCTGTCTGGTCCTTAAGCTCTGTCGATGTAGTTCCGGACGCATCATCCACAGTTATAACAGTATTACCAGTCTCGCCGTCTGCCACGCTAACAGTTGGCGAATATCCATCATCACCCTTTGTCTTAGACCACGAAAACACCGTCGTGTCACTCGTATCCACCTCTTCAGTGGTTCGGTTCGGAGCAGTACCCATATATGACTTGCCATCCGGATTTGTGCTAATTCCAGTTCCACTTTCGTCGTCTGCGTAGGCTATCCATGTATATAGCGTTCTGGTTTTAGCCAATTCCGAAAACTTTGCAGCTAACTCTTGCACCTTAGTAGATATACCGCTCGACTGCGTAGCATAATCTCCAAATGTAGCTGTGTACTCCTTGTTGGCTCTGCTTGTTACAAGCTTTACAAGTCTTGCGCTGAGATATAATTCCCCTTTTTCGTCAACGATATCTACGGTATCTCCGACACTCACTCCGTCCGGCAGATATGCAAGCTCCACCTCGCACGAGATAGCTACATCATATATGCTTTTTAGGTGCGATACCGCACGGTTACACAACTCTGACTGGCTGGTCGTGTCATAGCTCCACAGCTTGACTATATGCCCTACATCGGGTCCTGTCTCAGATAGATAACGACTCCATGCAGCCAGAGCGCTCCTTGACATGAGATAGTCTCCAGACACATAGATGTCACCGTCGTCGTATTTATAACCTCTAAGCGTGATCGCATTATTAGAGCCTTTTGGCGTTCCACCTGTCACTCTTAGCGCAGTAGCCAGATCAGCAACCGACTTCTTGATCGTGATATTATCAATTTCTTTGCCGAGTCTCAGTTTCACTCCAACATCTTTCCCACGTTTCCGGTATAGGTTAATGTATTTATGCCGGATTGATAGATTGCGAATGTCAAAGCTATAAGAGAGCTCAGCATCAAACTGTGTGGCTATACTCAGGAGTCTTTCGGCAGAGGTAGATTCTCCCTCCCATTTCAGTTTTCTGCTCAAGTCACTAACTTCGTTGATGCCTATCTCAAATCCACTATCATAAGCATACTTTTTGACGTACCACTCTGATGGATATGCCTTGTCGGCTTCAAAAGCTCCAACAGTCTCGTTCAGTAGGTCCATACCGTTATCTTCTGCATATACTGATATCTCATGCTTAAGGATATCGTGCTCGTTGTCAATAATGGTATAAAACTCTTCGCTTTCTCCGTCTTTCCTTATGATGTAATTACCAGCCGCGGAGAATCTTTCTATCTCTTTTCTTGTCTCATCTGTATAAGTGAGCGAAAACTCAAGTGTCACAGATCCAGCAGATATCTCCTCTGTCTTTTGGTCGTTATAAATCCTGTGTCCGCTCGGTAGGTCGGTGCTTGCAAGACCAAGTATATTCATGTATCTGTCAGCAAAGTACAGTATCATATAAACACCTCCCTATATCTGAGCTTGTATGTTGGTGTCTGTGCCCATTCAGATGCGAGACACTTAATCTGATTCATTCCAGGCTTAAGACTAAATGATTCCCACATATTCCCAACCGCACCTAGATCTGCTTTAGGTAGTCCGTTAAGTGTCACTTCGCCTGTGCTACAATCAGCCATCAACACACTGCCACGTCCTAATTTGTTCGGAACATCTCTCCACTTTTCTACGTGGAGTTTATCAAAGCTCATCACGTCAAACCCGAGATAAGTCAACGCCTTATTACCAGACCGATTTCTTGCGCTTTTAACAGATAACTGTATCTTTGAGCATTTCATGTTCTCGACCTCTGGCACAATATAAGACGGATATCCACCCCAATAAAAAAATGTAAGTTTACTTCCCTCTTTTCGGATATCGCAGTGTCCCCAGTTCCAATACCACGGATTCTGCGAGTGAAGATGGCTCGTTGTGAACGTATATGTCCTTAGCACTTTAACATAAGATCCAAGCGACGAATTGAACGTAGGACTGTAACAGAATATCTCGTAATGTCCAGTGTTTCCGGATGCATCTGACTTGTACCAATTAACGCCACAGATAGGCTTGTCATCCGATGTCAAGAACGTTAGCGTCATCTCGCCTGTCTGTCCCATTAGTCCTGCGTACATAATTATATGGAAATATGAATAAAAGTTTTTGCATCCATCCGTGTTCCCCTGAGAATCAGCCGGAAGAACAAGCGTTCTCATGCCACCGTTCCACGGCTTGCTATTATCTCCGGTTGATGCAATAGTCAGCCACTTTTTTCCAAACCATCTAGCTGTGCCAAGCGCACCGGATGTACCAGCGTTTTTTGCATGCATAGCCTCTGTTCCGTGATCGTCAGGCAAACTAAAAAAATCACTCAGATATGCGAGTCTATCATTCTCTTGATACGTTTCTCCGTCTGCCTCGTCGGCATCTCCAAATTGTAGGATGTTTTCATTTGCATCAACGAATCCAACAAAACCATTCTCTCCGTTTTCCATCGTTGCTTCTAGCACTGGATAAGATGGATATGTGCCGTTATATTCGATTGCAAAACTTCCGTCTGCCTGCACATTAACCACATTCTCATTCACGGAATACTTAAACGGATCCGCGCAGTAAATCTCAAATTCTGATGTAATGCTGTTTCTTCCGGGATCAACACTGTCACCACCCTGGTACGTTCCGATGAAATACTTGTCACTCTCGTCATTAAATATCACTTTCACCTGTTCAGCATCAAGAATGCCACACATTTTGTTGAAAGCGCTTCGGAAAGCTTCGTTGCTTTCTGCTATAAGCTGATAGCCGACCGTTATGGTGCGCGACGGATATCTCTTATAAGCAAACCTACTACCATTAGCGGCGCCTGTCGTATTATCGTTGATTTCAGCCGTCATAGTTTCCCGACCGGACACATACAGTGTCCGATAACCGGGAATTACTTTTTCTAGGTACACACCGTTATAGCTCATTGCTTCCGATGGGAGAGCTTCTTCCGGTCTTTCCTCGTTGGTATCTATAAATTCCATTAGTATTCTCCTCTCTTCCGCATGTTCCGTTTGTCTAAACGATTAAGCTCATCCTGTGTATACGTAGCAGTAGCTTTTGCAAACTGTCTGCCATTAATATCAAGAGGTACATTTATCGTACAGTTAATGTTCCGACTGTACTCTAACGACTCATCCAGATTCATGCTCGACGACATACCACCGACAGCAAACGCAAAGTCTGGCTCGTATAGACTCGGAATGTTAAATAGATCAGCCGAAGCTTTTGCAACCTTACCCTGCATCTTTTCCAGTCCGATAGCTGCGCCTTTTCCAATCCAACTGAATGTCTTGATAGCAACTCTCGATGGCGATCCAATCTTTGCCTTTGCTCGTATTGCTCTATCTGCCGCCGCTGCTAACCGTGCCGCCGCAGATGCTACTTGACCATAAGATGACCGCAATCCAATTGCAAGTCCTTGCCCAATATATCTACCTGCGGCCACTGCCGATGAATAGCCAGATCTCATAGCATTCCCGGCATTATTAGCCATGCTCCTTGCCGTAGCTACAATCATAGCAGATGAAGCCGAAAAGCTACTTGCAAGCTTGCTACCCATTTGCTGTCCAGCGGTTGACGATGCCGCGCTCATTGCTGTAAGTGATGCAGTATATCCAGACTGCGTAGCATTAGCAGCTGATGCGATCTGTTTAAATGCACCAGGTATAGCCTTGAGCGAGCTCTTCATTTTTCCGAACGAGCTTGATACTGTACTGGTACTGTCTGCGATAGATGCCATCTTTTTCTTTACACCGCCAAGCGACGCACTAAGTGCAAGGAATCCGGCTGATGCCGCAACTCCTGCCGCCGCAAATGCTGCAATACCAACACCTGCCGCCGCCAGACCTGCTATCAATGCTACGCTTCCAGCCGCCATAAGCACACTAGCAGCCGCCATAGCTGCTAATGCTGTTGCCGCCATCATCCCGGATGTACCTATCATAGTAAGCGGTGCTGTGCAAGCTGTAAGACCTGCCGCTAAAACTAACACACCAGCACCCAAAACAAGTACACCGGCACCCATAAGCGCAATACCAGCCGCCGCCACAACGGCTCCGGCTCCAACTACAACAAGTCCGGCACCTAATACTATAGCCCCTGCTCCTGCTACTGCCGCACCTGCCCCGAACACGATCAACGATGCCCCAAGCGCGGCTATAGACACCGCTCCACTCGTGCCGTATGTGGCAATCTGTGGAAGTACACCTGCAACCAATGTAAGTGCTGTAGCCGCCAACAGCGCACCAGCTCCAACCAAGAGTACCGCCGCTCCAAATGCAACCAATCCAGCCGCTCCTGCCGTCAATGCCGGAGCTAATACCGATGCCCCTGCCGCCAGACCTGCTATCAATGCGACCATGAGAACCATAGTCGCGACGGCTCCAGGTCCTGCGTTTGCAAGCTGTATAGACGCTTGCGCCAATAAGTAGAATCCGGCTGCTGCTATCGCGACTGCCGCTCCAATCGCAAGAAACGCGACTGCGCTCTGTAACATGTTGCCACTCGCGGCAGTAGCCGCACTGCTAACCGTAGTCATAGACGACGCCATTGGTGTAAATACACCAATTAATCCAGATACGACACCTTGGATTGCCATAGCAACTTTTAGTGCCTTAAAAACTATAACAAGTCCCATAATAACGCCGACAGTCTCTTTAACAGCGTCTTTGTGCTCTGCAATGAATTTAGACGCAGATTTAGCGGAAGACGATATACCATCCAAAACCGTTTTTACATCACTCATTGTATGAGAGTCAGACACAATCTCCCATATTGCTTTTCCTATCGTTCCAAAAATGGATCCTACCGCAGGACCCGCCGTTTTTACGGTATCAAAAAACATTGATGCATATTTGCTGATCGTCTGGAATGCTTTAGTATTACCGAACGTCTCTATCTTAGTGTTGATAGTATCGAATGCAGGTCCTATCTTATCCTTTACAGAATCAATCATTTGTGAGATGGTCGGAAGCTGGTTGGCTGCTAAAAACGTATCTATAGCAGATAAAGCACCCGCCATACCTTTGACGATCGAAATCTTAAGGTTGGACATAGATGTTGATATACCTGCCGTAGATGTCTTAGCAACATCTGCAAAGCCACCTGTTTCCTCTGAGCACTCGATGATCGCGTCCGTAAATTGATCCATTGTTATAGTACCGTCTTGCAATGCATCGTAAAGCTCCGTAGTGCTTCCGCTGGCGATTCCGAGCTTCTTGGCTGTCTGTGTTAATCCGTACTTCATTGTCTCGTTCAGCGTGTTCCATTCTTCCTGTCCGACCTTTCCACGGCTTAACATCTGTGTAAACTGCGTCATACCACGGCTCGCCTCGTCGCTTGCTGATCCAGACGCATAAAATGCATTGTTCATGGCGACGGCAAGTTTTGTGGATTTTTTTAGATTGCCGGTGGTTAATGCCAGGGACTTCGCGCTGGAAGCAATTTCATCAAGCGACGTAGGTACATATTGAATACCATCCCCTAGCTCTTTGATGGAATCTTTTGCTTCTTGAGCAGAAAACCCCATCTGTTCAAGCACTCTCGGGTACTGGTTTAGAGTATCGAATCGACTGACCGCACTACCAACGTTAGATGATAGAGTATTAACCACCGCCGACACGCCCTTAAACGCCATAGCTCCAAGTGCTGTGCTTTTTACACTACTCATAAGGGACTGCGTAGCACTCTGAGCTTTCCCAAATGTCGAAACAAAGCCGGAATCTACCGCCGAAAGTACCGCTTTCACTGAATAACTTTCTGCCATTACTCTGTCCCCTTTCGTCTGTAGTAGTCCATAAGTCCACTAAATTTACTTTTTTTCTTTTTCTTCATAACCCTGTTAACAGCATCTTCGTAGTCAAAAAACTGCCGGAATCTTGGGAAGGCTGGCTTTTCTTTGCCCTTTCCTGCTTTTTTCCGCGCTCCGGCTCTCACGTTCTGGAACGCCTGCATGTGGATATGGTAGAGCTTATCCACTTCGGCAAGCTCTACCGCTTTCATCTGTATGTTGTACTCCCTCATAGTCATCATCTCCACATCATGCGTATTTTTGCAAAAACCATACCGGAAGCTGTTTAAGGCTACAGAATCAAAAAAGCTTACATTGCTGCAAGCTTCTCTTCCTGATTCTTCTCCATGATCTCGCCGACGTGAATCATCTTCTTCATGGCTCTTTTCGATACATTGGCTGTCGATAAAAAATCGATCACGCTTTCAAAGAGCTTATCAATGTCCGTGTCAGAATCCTCAATATATGATTCAATCTCTGCCTTTGTCAGTCTAGGCTCATTGCCCTTATTAGTAAGGTCAAGTGTTGTGATAAGATCCTCGATATCCCCATCCACAAGACCGCCAGCCAAAGACATGAGTCCTACTTCTTTCTCGATTCCATTTTCCCTCTGGATCTGCAATTTATTTGCGTCTCGCATAAATCCGATTCCGGCAGTAAATGTGTATACCTTTCCATTAATTGTTAATTCCATAATTCCCTCCTATACTTCCTGTACAGTGTCCTTAAACACTTCGTTTGCTGCTTCCTGCTGTGCGGTAGTAACCGTAACATCACCTTTAACACCTTTTCCGTTAATCCCAAATGTCAGCGAGCACTCAACAAAGTCCTCGGCGTTTGATGTCTTTTCAAGCTCTGTCAGATATCCGGTAAAGTATCTGCCTTTATACTTGTTTTCTCCACTGGATGCCGGATCATCAAGGTTTGCCTCCCAAATCTCAATCAATCCGTCCTCGTCCATAGCGTCCTCAAGATCATCAATCGTCGAGTCGCCTTTTTTTAGGATTGACGTAGTTGTGATTTCGACTTCTGCTTCTCCGGGTGTACGGATGGAACCATCCTTAGTTGCTGTTGAGTCAGCATCTTTTGACTTGGTTCGTCCGTTCTCGGTCGTAAATGCGAGCGTTGTTCCTGCGGCGGTTTTTGAATTTTTCGCAACACGGAACAAATATACAATCTTTCGTCCTTTGACAGCTTCGCTTGCTCTGGTAGATTCTGATTGTACCGCTGCCACACCACTATCATTCTGAGTTGATACGGCGTTCTGTTCTTCTTCATTCTCGGTTGCGAACATCTGCAATTTATTCATGTTTTTTCTCCTTTCAGAAAATAAAGTCTACTGTAATGACCGCATGGAGTAATGGCTCTGCGGTCGTTTTATCAGGCAATATTCTGGATCCATATCCAACGCATTCTGCGGACGTAAGGTTATAGCATACATCCTCAATCGTGTCAACTATTCCAGACAATCTGCCCCTCTGTCTTGGATTGTTATGCCAAATGTGTATCGTCTGTGTAATGTCGGCTGGGTTGCCTTTCCGATGCTTTTTCACTATTCTGGCATCCTCTGTTGTTTCTCCAAGATATATAAATGGATATTGCGTTTCCTCGGATGGAAGCGCGCCATCATATACACTGTTTGGATATAGTTTTCTGAGCCTAACGATAAGCTCAGAGAAAACACTCTGTTGTGCCATTACTTGACCACCCTTTCTAAATCGTGCTTGAACTGGTTTTTCTGTCCATCAAATGCTGGTTTAATATGTGGCTGAGCATCCATGTAGCGTGTGCCCCATTCGACATACGGAGCATATTCCGCTTGCGACTCACATTCAGCTGTCATACCATTGTTCTTAAGTTCGAGCGCGATATTCCGCTTTAGATTACCAGTGTCAACCGGAGCATTCCTTTGAGCTTTGTTCTGCAACTCAGACCCATTCTGCTTGACAACCTTTTTAATAGGGTCAAGATTCTGGCACTTCTTGATCTTTGCAGTAAGCTTATCCATCCCATCGATATAAATCATGTTTCCCATCACTGCACCTCCGACACGATAAACGTCTGCTTATGCCGTAACGTTCTGGTCTTATCGACTCGGTATCTTTTTGAGCCAATACGGATATAGTCAAATATCCCATCATATACCGACTGCAAACGGATAGTAAGACTTCCTTGCTTAAGTCCTCCATATACAAGCGTCAGCGTATCCGTGCCAGTATCACTGACCGATGCATAGCGCTCTACTTCTTTCGCTATATCGTCTGCGTAATCTCCGGTTGTGGTGTTGTATTCGCCACGTACAACGCTCTGAAAGTAAATAGGTGTATCAAACCTCATAAGAATCTCACCCGACCTCTCTTTGCTTCTTTTTGAGCATCAAGCCACGTTTGTATGTCCTGCTTATAACCCGAGAAGTCATCTGAATCCCAAGATTGGCTCTCACCCTCTACAGTATGAGAAGCCAGCCCCTCTGATCCGATCCGGTTGAACCGTATCACGGAGACATCAAGCACGATATAAGACAGCTCGTCCGGCGGTTCAACACCGCCTAGAAGAGCCTTAAGTCTTTTTTTTGTACCGCTTATAATTAGCAGCAACACATCATCCTGTTTGTCGTCCTTGATGCCGAGTAGCTTTTTAAGATCATCCAGCATCAGACCACCTCCTACGTTAATGGATTAGCTACAACATCACCAGAGCGTACAGCCTTGTAATTTGTGTCGCACTCTACAACAGTGATGTGTTTTGTGGCTTCCGCTGTGATCTCGCTTACACCATCCCACTTGGTCCATCCTTTCACATCCATGCCATAGGTTACATTAGTAGCTGCTGCTGCTACCTTGTACTTAAGGACATTGTTAACGCCCTGCTTTTCCTCTTTCACGGATACGGCCGTCTTTCCGCTTTCTGTGCCCTTAGACGCTGTCAAGGTCAATGTACCGAGTGTCTGTGTATCAGAGCCGCCTACGGACGTGTAAGCAATACCATCCTGGTACTCGCACATCACACGGAGTCCCATGATAGCATAGTTGTCGCTAATCATACGGCTGTAATCACCCTCTGTATGGAATCCAATAAAGCCCGTCTCTGGATCAACCGTAAACGCCAGACCTGCCTGTGCAAACTCAGAGTCTCCAGGATTAACGTAGTAAGCTACCATGTTGTTAAGCGGCGTTGCGATGACTACATTTTCTGGGACTTCGGATGAAACGAATACTACATCTGCCCCCATAAAGTTTGTCATGTAATCCATGCCGAATGCCGTCTGCATGGTGATATCTGCCGCTCCAATGTACTTATATACATCAAGCGTATTTACCCACACTGCAACTCCGGTAACAGAGCGGTGCATCTTTTTAAATTTGTCCTTTACTCGACCGATGGACATTGCTACAGCCATCTGCCAAGTAGATTCGTGGCTTACCAGCGACCCTGCTTTTAACTGGCTGTACAGCTTATTCAGCACAACCAACTGGAGGTCAGATTTAAACTCTTCGTCGGTTGACTCTACAGCCGCATCATATCCCTTATCTGCGATAGCCTCTAACGATACACCTTTTCTGAATTTCTCCACACGGATTGTTCCGAGTGACTCTTCCACGGCATTGTACTGGCTCATCGGGATCTCTTCTCCCTCGCCTACATCTCCGCTCTGCAATGTGCCGGATACCTTTTTAACTTTCAATTCTGATCCGTTCGCTTTCTGGATCATTCTGGTGATTCCCAACAGATCAAGTAATGACTGGAGGTTTTTTCCAAACGATGTAACAAAGTCGATCTCCCTTGCCTTAACCTTAATCTGTGCCCTTCCTGTCATGTTGTCAGGTGCGGCAAACGCCTGTAATCCTAATCTTGTGATATTATGCATATCTTCTTCTCCTTTCTACTGGAACAACTCAATGTTCTCCTCGATTAATCTTTTTCTTTCAGCTGGATTTTTTACAGCAATAATCTGTTCTTTTGTCATAGCCGTGTCTCTGTCTTTTTTACGTGGTGTCTTGCCTTTCAAGGCTTCCTTAACTGCGTCCTGTACAGCTTCTTTGTACAGCTCGGCGAATGCTTCAACCGATTCTTTTGTACTGTCTGCCTCGTCTGTGACAAGGTTTTTCAGCAGCGCATCCGGGATATTGATGCCCTCATCCGTCAGCATCTGTCTTGCAGTCTTAGCAAGTTCAGAGTGTACGCTCTGCTTCTTGTAGGTTTCCAGCTCGTCCCTCAGCTTCTTCATTTCATATGCCTGCTTTTCGGCTTCTGTCATCTGGGCAAGCTTTTCGGCTTCTGTCAGCTTATCGTCAGTCAGTGCTTTCCATTTCTTTTCCGCATTTGTCACCGCCGTCTTAATAGCCTTATTGACACGTCGGTCAAATTCTGCTTGATTACCTTCCAGCTTTAAAAATCCGTCAAAATCGAGTGCTTCTGGATCATTGCCATCTGTGCCGCCATCTCCGTCGCCTCCATCGCCGTCACTGCCTCCGTCGCCGTCTGCGAATAACTGTAAGTTAGCCATTGGTATTCTCCAGCTTTTCATCATGTTCATATGTTTCATTTATTTGTCCTTTCTGCCCCAGACCATTGCATTCGCCCCAGTCCATTGCTATCGAGTTTGTGTAGTTTAACGACATTCCGGTCACATCAGTTACACTACCCGGACGTAATCCGGGAACTCATCGGCGATCATGCAGACGCCGATAAAAAAAGAATCTACCAGAGTTTGTGACATGTCTGAAAGATTCCAAAATTTAATATTCGCTTTTCCGGGCGATATATCGTATTCAATATTGTCAGTCGTCAATTCTTCTATCGAGCCGATCAACGTCTGAGTCAGTGCTGTGACTCCTGCACAGACGATATCCTTACCAGGTTCGGCGTATTCGGCGTGACCATTAACCGTTATGCCGTCCGGTTTAACATTAACCTCTATCATTGTGTCTCATACTACCTGTTTATCTCATGCTCTAAATAGCAATCAAATCTGCCCACATCTTAGGTCCGCACGAACTGTCATTCTTTCCATTCGTTCCAAGTTCAACGCCCTGCTTGCGTCTTGCGGTCTGATATGAGTTGATCGCATAAATTGTATTGTTTCCGGCATCCCGATCTAACGCCAACTCTTTTCCGTCAGCACCCTTAAATCCTCGTGCTTTCAAGATCTCCTGCAACAGCAAAACAGATGTGCCTTCGCTTCCTTTTCTTACGATGCTTGGATTAAACATATAGCCACTCTTCCTTTCTGCAATTGATGTACTACTTGTTCCGCTTGATACGGGTTTGCTTGCATTCCCGGTGTTTTCTGTTGCATATCTACCCTTTTCGATGTTTATGGCAGTATGGTATGCATCGTTCAAGAGTATATCTCCCGGTAACAGGTAATCTGGACTTGTTAAATACTTAGAGTCTGTCAATACCTGGAATCCGGCATTCTTAAATCCAGAACGCATATTCCCTGTGTAGCTTGCGTTGATGTTTTTCAGAGCGTCGATGTTAAGTAAATAGCCGGTTGCTCTTACGTTAGCAATAACACCAGCCGAGCAGTCAGCTTCACAAGCTACCGTAATCTTTGATGGGTCATATCCGACTTTCTGAAGCTGTGACCAGTACGTGTTTCTCTGGCTCTGGTCATAGCCGATTTTGTTGTTTCTTGCGGCTTTTACCCCTAAATCTGCAATGGTCGCTCTTACATTAGCGTTCGGATGTCGTAAAACACAATTCCAAGGTCTGTTGTACCATGTCCTTAAGTACCACTCAGTACCAGTTTGGTCGCCTGCTTTCCCACCGCTGTAACGATTGTTTTCATCGTGTCCACTGTTCGATATTAAGCTCATAACTACTCCTTTCTGATCTAAAACCGCATAAAAATAAGACCTCTCGGTCTCGCTCTAATCTCCATGTATTCACCTCTGCTAGTTCACCAAAGCCCCATTTAGTTAATCAGTTGATGTTTTGACTGATGTCATTTCATCATAGGTTGTAGTTTCAGTGGCATCTGTAAGTAAATCATTTTTGATAAAACTACATTGGTTAAATAGTTTCCAATAATTCTTCGTACCACCCGCAATGATTGTCGGGTATACATTTTTTAATCCACCGCAATTTTTAAGAATTAAGCAACATGGCATCGGTCTATCTTCATTTTGACTCCTCACTTGGATGTTTAAGCTATCAAACAGGCAATCAATACATTCAATTACTGCGCCTTTTGGACAAAGACCTTCTGGCTCGTATCTTCCATTTATCCAATCATAAGGATATGTGTTATCATGCCATTGAATACCAGCATCATTTTGCGAGTTTAGGAATTTGCAATCCTTAAAAGTGATATGTGAGAAAATACTTCCACCCACGCCAATAACAGGACCATTCTTTGGTGAGTAATCTCTACCGTGCCAATCAAAAATACAATTTTCAATATAAGGTGTTGAAAGACAATTACTTTCAAAATGTAAGCAATATCTCAGATTAGTTCCAACAAATTTAAAACCTTTAATTACAGTATCAATAGTTTGAGAATTTATGTGGAAAAAGCATTTATTAGTACAAGTATCGTTACTTATAGTGTCATATCCAACACCGCCGTCCCAAATAAAAATACATTTTTCTGGATTGTTACTTTGGGACTTATATGTTACATATGATTTAGCAATAACACCTTGATAGTCAGAGCCGTTCTGACCTTTGTACTTTTCTTGCAAATCCGTATATGTTCCATCTGCTACAATAATTTCATACTTATTCTTTTCAGAAGCATCAGTAACAACATCATTTGCCTTTAATACGGTGGCGTATGGTTTTTCTTTTGTACCATTGCCTTCTGTATCACTTCCAGTTGTTGCCACATAAATCTTGTTTATATGTATTTCACCAAGTTTGTCAAGTTTATCATCTACTTCATCTTTTGTGTAAACGTCTAAACTATTAACAAAATCTGTTTTACGATAAGATAAATTTTGCCTAAATTCACCAGATACAACATTGATACTCTCAACAGATGTATCTAATCCTCCTTTATAAAAACTCAAGCAAAGATATTTTGCATCTGTTGGAATTTTATAAAATTCTGCAACTTTACTCGTTTGCGTATCGTGAATAACATACGTGCTTTCAACAGGTGTAAAAGTTCCGTCACTATTAACATATCTTGAAGCCCAATCTTGAAATTCACCATATACAATCAACTTATTATTTCCTTCTATAGGAATCTTTACCGCAATATAATTCTCATTTATTTCTTTGGTTTCTTTTTCTACTCCAACAAAGTTCCAATAATATCCATCATCAACTTCACATTTTTGTATGATACTAACGGATAATATTTTTTCAGATACTTTATTTAATTCACCTATATCTTCATTTAGTGAACTAATGTCGGCTTTATTCTTCGCAATCTGCTCAACATTTGCCTGTATTTGCTCGGCTGATCCGATTTGCTCTTTCAGCGATGCGTCTACTGTATTTGCACGTTCTACCGTGACATCTAACGCTAACTGCTTCTCTCCAGCGGATCTAATGGTGCTGTCTAATGACGTCTTAGCTTCTCCGGCTTTTCCGACTGATGTATCGAGCTCTGTCTTTGCATTCCCAGCCGACTGTACAGCCTTGTCCAGATTCCCTTTTGCATCCGTGGCATTGCTGATAGCACCGTCAAGCTCTGTCTTTTTTTTGGTTGCATCAGCTATGGACTGCTTGATACTGTTCTGAGACGCTTCCGTCTGGCTCTGAATCTTCTGCAACGACTCATTTGTCTTACTTGCAATATCTCTAAGTGCGCTTTCTTTTTCTATACCGATAGCTGAGATTGCACTATCTCTTGCCTTTTCTACGTCTTCTTTGCTTTTCCCAGCACTATCGGCATATTCCTTTGCTTTATTCGCTGATTCCTTTGCTGACTTTTCAGCTGTTTCAGCACGCTCAGCTGATGCATTAACCGAATTAATAGCGTCTTTAAAAATGCTTGGGTCTATGGTTGGGTCTTCCGATGGATCTGTTGGCTCTGGTCGCGACTCTACCGGGAGCTGAATCATATACTTCGTGTTTCCGGATCCATCACCAGACAGATACACAAATGCGTATATTGTATAATCACTTGTTGTCCCTTTGTTTTGCAGTAGCTCGTTTGGGATCTGCACTGTAAGTAATCCATTATTGCTTGTTCCAATCCTGTCCAGTGTATGACCGCCGCTCTGTTGGAGCGAGAACTGTACCTCTGTCACTTTCGGAAACTCTTTCCCAGCAATCCTCAACACTTGACCGTAATCATACTGCCATAGCTTTTGATCTCTCCTGGTGCTTCTGCCAGTTAATTCGATATCTATAATGTTGTCCATATTATTCACCCCTAAACATCTGAGGATTATCCTCAATAAACATATATAGCGCATTGCCAAGTCGCTCAACTTGTTCTTCGCTTAATTCGATTCCATACATCTCGTCAAGGGCGTGTAAACACTCATGCATCAACGTAGCTTCTTTTGATTCTTCTGTCATATCTTCACGTAATGCTATCTCTTGCTCAAGATATCTAATCTGCCCTTGCAACTCAGCTTCGCTTTCATGCAGATTCTGCTCTTCTTTTACTTTGTAGTGTTTATATCCAACTTTTACTTCTCCGCATAACGTCATATTACTGTCTCCTTAACCATTCTTCAAATTCTGTTCTGTCCATATATGCTGCTGTACTGCATCGGCAATTCGGATGCATCGGCGGCGCATTCTCTCCCACTGTCATATCTTTTACACTATACGTGTTCCCATTCAATGCCTTGCAGATAGGACAAGCTGTTGGCTCGGCTATGTATTCGTACATTGCAAAAGCGTTGCGCTCATAAGACTCTTTCTGCGCTTCTGTTTGCACCCTTGCGAGCTCTGTCCGCATTAGCCTAACTGCATTCGACCTGCTAACTCCAAACCTCTTCTCTAAGTGCCTTGCCAGCACTCGTGGATTCCTGCCTTGTATCATGCCCTCACGAAGTAGGTTATCAAGCTCACTTTTTAGCATTGCCTGATGCGTCCATATCCTATCTGAGTAGGTTGCTACGTTAAATGATGCAGTTGCAATCTCTCCGGCTCTCTGTGATAGATCTTCTACGGTATTCCCCAATATGCCAGCCTGTCGTTCTAGCTCTTCTCTTGCCCTGTCTGTCAGTATCTGACCCATGTACTTGTCAAGCTCATCATATCCAGCTACAAGCTCAAGCCCTATATTCGCCTTAAGGAGCTCCAGACGATTAATCTTCATTGTGGCGTTGTACAGCCGCATCTCTTCGTTTGCTTGCGCCGAGAAGTTCTTCTCCCGGACATACCGCTCGGCTTTTCGCTCGTATTCGGTAATGTCTAACTGCGATACACGACGCTTTGCTTCTGCCATCGTGATTCCCTCAGCTTTTGCATATTTGGAATAAAAACCGTTAATCTCCTTCGTGATCTGGTCTTCCATGTATTTAAGGATCTCGTTGACTCTTCTTTCGTATTCCTGTTCGGTCAGCTGATTCCTAGCAAGGTTCTCAGCCTCTCGCTTAGACCAGTAATCGCTACTGGTCAATGCCCTCATCTTTTTCGCCATCTACGACACCTCCAAACATTCTGCTTGTGACTATGTCTTCCTTGCGCTTCTGGTCATCTGCCTGCATCTTAGCGATCTCTTGCGCTACATTATCAACGATAGACAACACGCTCAACTGCGTGTCTTGTGATACAATGCCGTCAAGATCTCGTGCGATCTGTGCTTCTTCTTGTACGTTTGCCGGGAAATTCGGTGTGAAATGCGGATGCACTTTAACCCAATCATCTGCGCGCATTCCGCTTACCGGATTGGAAAAAATCAACTTGTATCTGCGGTTCATGCCAGATGCAAACTTACGTTCTTTTGTCTTTTCCAGATTGCTCATGGCAAGCATCTTATATCGCATTGCGATGCCAGAGCTAGTGCCGAAGTTCTCTTCTGACATATTCGCGACCATGCTTATCTGGAAGATAAGCTTCTCAAGTCTGTCTATCAGATGCTCCTGTGTAGTGTCTCCGTTCGGCTTTTGTAAAAAGTCAACGATAAGCTTCTCGGTGTCTCCCTCGAAGTTAATCACACGATCATCCCGGATATGCTTTACATCATCGTCGCCAAGCTTTGCTCCGAGTATCTTTAAATACGCATCAGCAAAGTAATCTACATCATTCGCCTTTTCGCTGATTGCTTTGTTATAGGCATTAATCATAGATAGCACTGGCTCAAAGATTCCTAGTTGCTCTTCGTTCTCCACATACTCTGTCGCTGGTACTCCATCAAATCCGTGTTTGTGTTCTTCTACACTCCAAACGATTTGCCCTTTTTGAGTAAACCAGCGAACCGAAACGTCGTCCGATATACTTCCGTGCAACACGCCGTGTTTATCCTTGTACAGCCTCACAAAGTATAGCTCTCTCTGCAAAACACTATCATCGTAGATCATAAAAGACTCCATCGGATCAAGGTATGTAATGCCAATGTTCCCGGTCTCATCCACGTAGTACATTTCGTAGCCACGTCCGTAGATGCTGCATATCTTAGCCAATTCGGCGTTCTTGTCGTCCATGTCGTTGTACTGGTCTACGAGCTCTACGTATTTCTCGACTGATTCATTTCCATCATCCACGACCGTCTTCACTGGATGCCCAGCGAAAAAGCCATTCATTGTATCAACAATGTACTTTGCAAAGTTCACGGCAATACGGTTGTCTGGCTTCCATTTCGGCTTGTCTGCTTGATCGAATATTGGGTAATCTGTATTATATGCTCTCTGTAGGTCTTTTAATCTGCACGTAACCTCTTTATCATGCTCTACGATAAACTCCGCTAACTTGGCATCTGTCAGTTCTTCGTTGTCATCTAAGCGGTATATCATTATAGTCCTCCTTTCAGGATACTATTCCTGTTTAATTTAGGTCTGTCCGTCATGCTGCGGATCAGACTGGCTGCGCTATCCGGCGAATCATCATGCTCAGCGTGTTCGCTGTATTCCAGAATCTCATTGATATATTCCGGATCCGTATCTTCCAGCCACCAGATACGTGACCACCATTTTCTTAAGTAGGTGGATATCTTGATATATTTATTCATGCTTTCGTGGTATCCGTGTTTCGGGAGTCCCATGTTCCCAAGTTCTTTAATCAGATATCCCTTATCTGCATTCTTCTCGTTCTCAATCGTTCCGGCTCTGTACAGTGTGTGAAGTGCCTTGATCTCTCCCAGACAGTCATCCACGTGCTTCTCCCAACGCTTCCCAAATCCAATAATTCGACCGTCCGGCAACGTCCTCATAACAGTAAATGCCGTTCCGTCAGAGCCATCATAAGCCGCATCAATATGTGCCACGCCGTTATAGATCAATGTTGGATCAGATACAAACTGCGGATGCTTAAACATCGTGTCGCTATCTGCTATATGTTTGAGCTCGTAGTTAGCAGCAAACAGACTGTCTGTCATGCTGTTTCTCAACCGCTCTAGCGTCCCTCTGTCAATTAATCCTGTGCTGTAGCAGTCGTACCTCTTGACATTCGGCATGAGTGATATGGCATCGTCCTTATGCCACGGCGTTCCAGTGTTGATAAATCGTCCACCGCGGTTCTTAACGTTCTGAAGCTCCATGTATTGCGTTTTTGTCTTCTCGCGCTCTGCCCGGCTAACACGGTCCTTAACATTGACAATGTCATCAGTAACCACAATGTCTGCGTGCTTTCCGGTGATAGATGTTCCGATACCTAGTCCAACTACCTGCGGTACTCCCTTTGTAGATGTATTAAGGTTTGTATCAATCTCGGAAATAGTCTCTCGCTCAAATACCAAGTCTGTGCCGTACAGTGTGTTGACAATATCTCTCAGTGCTCCGCTCCTAAGTATCTTCTGCGACTGTTGGATTACCTCTGTCACGTCATCATCCGTCTTACGGAAAAACATGACGTTCTCCGTCGGTGATATCACTGTGTGGAGTGCGAGGAATAAAGATAAATCTGTTGTCTTATACGACCCACGGTGCGCGAGTAGTGTCTGGTCATCTTTGGAATACAAAAAAGACCTCAACCACTCGTTGTGTAGAGTAGTAAGGTCTTTAAAGCCTACCCAGTGCCCTATCAGATAAGGCTCATCATACAGTAGGTCAAGTATTCTTTTTTTGTCGGCGTTCAAGGTATTCCCTCATTTCTTTGGCCGAGTCGTCTATCGGTGTGCTAACCTCTACAGTCTGGCGGTCACACCATTCGGCGCGCTTACGGTTTTTAAGCCAGAATATCTGCGCCGTTGTATCTGGCACTACCTGCTTCTTCGTGACTTTCTTCTTTGCAAGCATTCCGTTTTCGTCGTATTCCTCAGACACTTCTTCGTATTCGTAACCTAGTGCTCTTTTTAGCAAGGCATTCTCAACCTGTCTGTCAACTACTTCCTTTCCGCGTTTTAAGGCGTTCGATATGTCCGGATACTTATCGCACCATGCATTCAGTGTACTTCTGGATATTCCCATATTCGTAGCAATCTGCTCGTTTATTAGACCATCTCTCGCCCATCCCTCTATCTTGATAAGTCCTTCTTCTGTAATCCAGTCTTCATATTTTTTTGACACCTTATCACCTCCTTGGTGCAAATATCTTTTCATGTTTCTCCAATCTAAAAAAAGACGGTCATCCGTCTTCTGCGTACAATATATAATCCGTTCGCTTTTCCGTGCACAAGAAAAAGCACCCAGCTTGCGCCAAGTGCCTTTCCTTGATAAGTCAGGAGGTTCCCATCAAATGAGAAAAAAACGAACGTTTTGTCTGTCTTTCGACATTACTATTTTTGCACATATAGATGTGCGATTCAATGACATCTTTTTACCACCATTCATTTTCATCCGTCCTGTGATCTGCATGAATGAATATCACCGGCCGTGTTCCGTCAGAGCCATCATTGATGATCTCCATCTCGCCTATGTAATTAAAATCCTCTGCCGTATCCAGGTACACTGTCAGGCTGACTTCGCCGCCCAACACCTCATCCACACGTTGTGACACTGCCTGTTTGAACTCAGCTGTATCCGTGATATCCGGCTTTTCCACCACAATCGGTGTCGGCTCTGGCTGGTCCTGCTGGTCAGCGCATCCGGTTAATGCTAGGGATGCCATCAGGATGGTTAATGCTCTATTGATTCTGTTCATGTATTTGCCCGCCTTCCTCTTTTTGTTTTATACTTCAAGTAGTCGCTTTCACCATATGTTCCCTTGTGCAGTTTTCGCAAAGCAGACCCTAACCCATTTTCAATATCTTTTTTCTGTACGATCATGTGTATCTTCCACTTCGCCAAGAATAGTTATTGCTTGCCCTGTATACATGATAAGCTGCTCAATCTCCTGCTCTGTAAAATAAATGCTACGTCCCATCTATCATACCTCCCTGTATGGTTCCGGTAATGGCATCCAGGCTATTACATCGTCCACTGCATCGTCATCATCGTCTGTCCACTCTATACCATCCCAATAAGCACTAAACGGCTGCATAACGTGTCTGGTCTGCACAATGTAGCCATCGGAATCACCGTAAATCTCTGGCTTCTTCGGAAGTCTCTCACTGCACGGAATCCATCTTCCGAACTCTTCTTTTTGTTTTCCATTCACCCATCCATCTTTCACGTCATCTATTGCTGACTCCAACCCAAGCAAATATGCTTCTTTCTCTTCATCACAGCAAAAGCTCACATCATGTCTTTCCCTTTCTATTTCACCTACTACTTTATCCACATCGTAAGCTGTAGGAACATGCTCGACTGCATCTATTGTCCTAAGTTTCTGCATAACCGTAACATGCTTTAATCTTTGAATTTCTTTAATGACATCATCTTCGTTAATAAGTCTCATCTACTTTTCCTCCACAAGTTCAAACCTATATTTTTGCTTCACATCCGGATATTTGCCGTGATCCACCTCGCTCACGAACATTCCGTAAGGTCTGCTCCATACAGATCCGTCTTCGCATTCATAGACTACGTAAAACTGCCCCGGTGCTTCTGTGTCTTGGCTAATATGTAGAACTTTGACCGTCTGCCCCTTGAAATGTCTGTATACTTGTCCTGCTATAACATTTCGATCGTTATCAACCGGGATTTTCCGCTTAAAATACTTCTCGCATTCCGCAAGATCGCAGTTATTATAGTTAAGTGGACTTTCATCGTCCCATTTTCCCATATCCGATTCTTCTACGTGGATATGCTGATGCACCATGCCGTCAAGGGCGTAGCTGATACCTGCGTATATTTCGCTTAATCTATACAAATCGTCCGGATCCACCAGATATCCGCTGATTTTAAATATCTTCGCCATATTAATTCTTCTCCTCTTCTAACAGTTCAGGATTGTCATAGATATTGCCAATGACTATAACTTTATTTTCCCAATAACCAAGCTCTTTTCTGTATAAACTTTCTTCCGGAAATTCAATGTAAAATCCTTGGTTAGTATCTGTAATACTAAAGCCGGCTGTGTACAATCCGAATTTCACCTCTCCACAAACACCCGCACTATCTTTCACGAAATCTCCCTCAAAGATTTTCTTTCCATTTTTGTCGGTTAATCCTGTATACTGGCAAATGGTATTTCCATCAACCAGAAATTCACCCTCAAGGCTTTTATCATAGATATAATTCTCGTCACTAAGATAGCCATGCACCCATGTTCCATTAAGATGCTCGTTACTATCCATTGCATGGATATGTTTTGCTCTAAAAAGTATTTCTCTACTCATAACTATCCACTACCTCCAACTTCTTCAAATCATCAATCTTCCACGGTTCATCATCTGACCATTTGACCATCGGGAAATCAATATCCAGTCTTGCAAGGCTTTTACAATCATCGTCTGCTCCCCAGCAGGCACAGTCAAGAAGCTTTTTCGATATAGATATATATGCGTATAGTTTTCCATCGTTATCTCTTGCAACACATTTATACCCTTTAAGATAATCCAGAAACGCCCTGTCTTTCTTTGATATCTTCGGCTGTTCAATATATTCTGCCATCGCCCATTTATACAGCGCATCATCTCCACAGTTCCCCTCGTTATTGCGCACGCAATCCTCACATCTGAGTGATTTGTCAGCACATTCACACGGCTTTCCGGTTGCCTTGCGTACTGCCATCCTATCGTTTACCGAACACGCAAACCCTAATATCTCTTTTGCGTATTTCTCTATATTTTTCATATCATTCCACCTCAATTCCTATATCTTCTTTCAGCATTGTCTCAATATCTTCCAGACTGATATAACCTCTGTTGTAAGAGTCCAAAATATCCTGAAACTTGTCCACAAACCGCCCAACACGCTTTTCTCCAAAGTCAAACGCCTGATTCAGTGCCAGACACCCGATCATCATGAACAGCTTATGAGATGCGACTATCAAATTGTCAGCATCACGGCGGTTTAATACCTTATTCCGTTTATACGCCTGTTGTTTGTTATTAAAGTACTTCATCTTCGCTCCTATCCTCATTAAATGGGCAGTCAGCACAATTGCTAACTAAGTTCCCGTTTTCGTCTACTCTGTAATCGTCACCATGCGCTCCGCATTCATAGCAGTAGTCATCATATACGCTATCCATCCTGTCCGATCTCCTCTCTTATCTTTTCCGCAATTGCTTCTATCACATTGACCGTAACTCCATTGCCAGCCTGCTTGTATAGCTGACTATCAGAGTTCACGAACTGCGCTTTTTCAAAATAATCATCTGTCCATCCTTGCAGTCTAAAGCATTCTTTCGGAGTTAGTTTTCTGATTGCTATGTAACACTGATATTTTTCATACCAGACTGCATATACGGTCAATTCTTCCGACACTTGAACGAATATCCCCTGATTGCAACTTGTGTCTAATGTGTTTGCAATTTCTCGTCCTACTCTGCATTCTGCATATTCTTGTTTTGTTGCTTCTTTAACCTTGATTGCAACTCCGTGCCTGTCCTGTCCTGTTAGTGTGAACATCGGTTCTTCATCGTCTTTGAATCGTCTCCCGTTTTGTCTTTTTTCAGCACGATCAGGAGTAAGAACAGGAATTGCAATCTTATTCCCCTCTCCTTTATTTGTTGTTAGGCTCGGACTCACACCGTTTGAATCATATACATTTTCGTTCATCCCTTTACCTGATGGATTAACATTGCACACAATACCAACACTTCTAGGTTCTTTGTAATCCCTACTTGTCAGTGTCGGGCATATTCCTTCATACTCTCTCGCTTTTCCATCTTGTCCAATATAGCTTGTGTCAAAAATAATCGGAACTTTTGGTTCTGTATTCCCCCCAGGTTTTGTACTTATAGTCGGAGCAAGTCCTTCGCTGCTATATACTCTATCCCTCTGTGAATTTCTCCCGTTCAGACAGCCGAACAAATTTAATGAAACACTATTTTCTCCGTTTGATCTTTCGACAGGAAATACTTCTGTGTAACCTCTGCTTCTAAGATGTCCGATAAGGAAGCACCTTTCTCTGTTTTGTGGCACTCCGAAATCTTTAGAGTTGAGCACTTGCCATTCTGCATCATACCCCCCCTGCTCCATTTCAATGAGCAGTCTGGCGAAATCCCATCCTCCATTAACACTAAGCAAATTCTTAACGTTCTCAATGAAAAGGTAAGTGGGTTTATCTTCTTCTTTGAGCTGTCCGATAAGGTACATAACTCTGAAAAACAAGCTTGAACGGTTTCCTTGAAATCCAAGTTGTTTTCCTGCAACTGAGATGTCTTGGCATGGGAATCCGAAACACCAACAGTCTGCTTTCGGAATATCATCGGCGCACACTCTTCTAACGTCATTTGCGTACCATTCTCCGTTTCTGTATTCATCTTTTAAAATCTCCTTTTGTCGCTTTTTTAGCGGTAATTCTTGTAGCGCTCTCCGCTGTTCGTTCGTCAGCAGATGCATGGATATGTAGCTCGCAGTCGCAAATTTATCAAATTCGCAAAAACCGACACATTCATGCCCGGCAAGCTCCATCCCTCTTCTAAATCCACCTATTCCAGCGAACCAATCAATAAATTTCATTCAGCAAATCTCCTTATACCTCTATATCCTCATCTGCCGGGAACTGGAATATCATAAAGCCATTATGTTTCCACCATGTCCAACTGCACTCTTCCATAGCTTTGATTGCTTTTTCTTCGGTAGAATACTCTGCAATTACAGTATTAACGATAATTCCTTCGACACCAAAAAAGTTTTTACTCATAAGATATATTTTTTTCTTTGCATCTCTGCAACGTAGCTTGCTCATAAGGAATGTCATAGCATCCATCCTGACTAATTACTCTCATCGCCATCCTCATCCGGTATCCTAAGATGTTCTAGTGCTTTGCTGTGAATCCTGTGTATTTGTCTCTCGGAGAACATCATCTTTTCCGCAATTTCCCAAAACGTCATTCCTTTTATGTATCTGTAAAAAAGCACATCATCCTCGTTTTTATTTTCGAGTGTCTTGATTCTTCTGGTAATATCCTGAAACATCATAATCCGCTCACCACGTTCGTTTTTTAGCTTCCGGATCATTGAGTCGATCTGCGCCGCATACCCGGACAGGTCACTCTGGTCACTACCTCTCGGCATTCCGTCGTTTGCTCCTGATGATGCTGACATCTTTAGTTCTCTCAACTCTGCTATCTCTTCTGTCAGTCTATGTACACGTCTCACATGGACTATATACTGTCTGAGGTACTCTTTCTTTTTTTCTCGTTCCTGCCTATCCACTTATATTCTCCTTTACATCTACTTCTTCTTTTCCAGATATCCCAATGTGCTATATGCCGGACTTCTGAATCTTTCCAGCGCTTTCTGATCCGGCCTGTTCATTGCTTCGCTATCATGTTGTGCAATCAGATCTAGTTTATGTGCTTTATTAAGCTTCTGTCTATTCATCCTTTGCCTCCACAATCTTTCCATCTTTCATCCAGTACCATGTGTCTTCTTTAATGTTTTTTCCGTCAACACGCACCATCATAGATCCCCTAAACTCCCAAGCGTCTTCTTCCCAGTACTTATCGGATAATCGATACCATTCCGCGAATACAAGTGTTGCTCCGATCACGCCTTTTGCTTTTGATTCAGGACCCCAAGCCGCAGCAACACTATTAGGATGATTAGCTTCGCAAGTACCGCGGTACCCTGTGTTAGATGATGCTCCGCAGTTACCTGTGTTAGATGACGCTCCGTAGTCCCCTGTGTTAGAGGATGCTCCGCGGTACCCTGTGTTAGATGACGCTCCGTAGTCCCCTGTGTTAGATGATGCTCCGCGGTTCCCTGTGTTAGAGGATGCTCCGCGGTACCCTGTGTTAGATGATGCTCCGCAGTTACCTGTGTTAGATGACGCTCCGTAGTACCCTGTGTTAGAGGATGCTCCGCGGTACCCTGTGTTAGATGACGCTCCGTAGTTACCTGTGTTAGATGACGCTCCGTAGTCCCCTGTGTTAGAGGATGCTCCGTAGTCCCCTGTGTTAGATGATGCTCCGCGGTTCCCTGTGTTAGATGATGCTCCGCAGTACCCTGTATTAGATGATGCTCCGCGGTTCCCTGTGTTAGAGGATGCTCCGCAGTACCCTGTGTTAGAGGATGCTCCGCGGTACCCTGTGTTAGATGACGCTCCGTAGTTACCTGTGTTATGTGTGTCTTCTGTTTGTTTAGCACGCTCTGTCGTATATTCAATTGCGGCTTGTACCAGTCCTGGTATTCCTATTCGTGCTCCAATCTTTATCTTTGTTGCTGCTACCTTGCTATCATCCGAGCTCTTAGACAACTTTCCGCTCTGCTCGACCTCGTGGTACACGCTTGTGCTTGGCACATAATAATTAAAACAGTCTAGTGGATACTCGCAAGCATGGAACCCTGCATCGCATACTTTTGCTTTGTCTTCCTCGTATTCCTTCCCCTCCTCATACTGGAAATCTCGACAAGTCATATCTTTCTCAAATCCTTTATAGCCCTTAATTACTTCTTCCATTTTTACCTCCTGTCTCCTGCGCTTGCAGGATTCCTATCGTTAAACTATCCATGTCATACTTCCTGCCAGCGAAGTTATTAAATCTACGCCTGTTCTTTTTCTTTCTGTCATCCTGATACGTTGTTACATCAATTGCGCTACTCTTCCAATTCTCTTGCTTGTATTCTGTTTGATACTTGTCATAGTTATTGATCTTGTAAACACTTTTTTTAGACTTTGCGCATGGTCTTCGTACAATTTCCCCAGTAGTTTCCAGATGTTTCAATGCCGTCCTAACTTCGCTGACGCTCATCTTCGTTTCTTCTGACAGCTCCGCCAGCGACGATACGCACGCTCCGCGATCAATCTCTTCGCCTTTGTATGCTGTCGTTTTCCATTCTGCTTTTAACAATAGATGCATAAACAACCGGAACGTATTAATGTCTTTGTACCATTCCCATCCGAGAATTTTTCTGCTAATCTTGATATATCCATCATTCATCCTCTATAATCTCTACCTCTATTCGTGGGTTACCTTTATCTACATAAAACTCGTCTTGAAAACCTTTCACATATCGCCAGCCGTCATCCTGCAAAACCCTTGTATCTACAAGCGCGTCCTGTATTACTTTGCGCCCAAATGCGCTGATGTTGTCCAGATCACGTCTCTTGTTTGGCTCGTACCATCGGTACAGCATCCGTACCGGATTCTTGATGCGCAATCTTCCAAGCTGTTCATATATTGCCTGTTTGACCACGTTTTCATTTTTTTGTTTAAGCTTTGCGCCTTTATATTGATTCGTACGGCACGCACTCGTGTAGTCGTTCATGTTGTCCAGTCTCCCGGCAATGATTAGCGTATATCGCATCTCGTACCCACCCTTCATAAGTTTGTTTCATGCACAGCCTTTTTAGCTGTATGCTTCTGGCTCTGTGCAGTTCCTTCTGGAAGTATATATTCGCTTCTGCCGCGTCTACCGGATCCAGCGGAAGCGGTCTAAAGATTCCATATCCGTTATTCAAAATGCAATCCCCATTCTTGTTTGCGTTCTCAATCATTTTTCTCAGCAACCTACCTGTGCTCGGATTGGCCGGTCGCTGAATCGCATTCATGTGCCCATCTGGTATCGCATAAAAGTAATCTTGTGCTGTCTTTTCCAATTACTTCTCCTTTCTGCCGGAGCCACGCTTCTCCGGCCGCGTGATATATAGTGGTTTTTGTATGCTATAAAATGAGGTGTTGTCTACATCTAGTTACATTTGCGTGGGAATCTATAGTTGATAAGTTACAACCATGATTTACCAAACTCTCGCCGGAAGTCTTCTCTGCTTCCGTGGTGCTCCTCAAAGTGTTTTTGAGCCATCTGTTTAAGCTCCAGATCTAATCCATGATTCGGATCCATATGCACACTGCCCGGCGCATTCTCGTGTAGCCAATGTGCCAGTGGCACCACATAGCCATATTCTTCTGATTTTTGTCTTAATGGTCCATAGTAGATATGGTGTCTATGTACGTAAGGCGAGCCGGTGAAGTAGCAATGATCCATATCATCTGTAAATACACTCTTAAGTCTCTTCGCCAATCTTTACACCCCACTTCTGCAGCATTTCCGCGATCTGGTCTGGCGTTGCCGTCTCAATTCCGAGGTCTTTCGCTTGTCCGACCTCAATATCAATCAGTCTACTCATTTCCTTTGTGTCAAATGTGTGCGATCCACGAAGCATCATGTACGTTCTGTATAGTTTGCCATCCTTGCCGCCTTTGATCTGAGACGTAGGTTTTAGGTGGACGCTTTCATAAGCATCCACTTTTCTCTCCGCTTCTTCCGTGTCTGGTATGACTACATATACTGCCTGTCCATCTATCAGCTCTATGTACCCGCATTCTCTAAGGTTCATGTTGTGGCGGTATGCTGTACTCTCCCCGGTAACTTCGCAGATTTTACCAAGCAGTTGCCAGTAGTAGGCGTTCGCATTTAGGCTTCGAGACTTCCGGAAGAGTTTAATGACAGCAGATACAACCTTATCTTTCAGTCGCTCGTACTCTTCCGTGATGTCTTGGTCTGTCTCAAGCGTAATCATCCACTTCCGTCTGCCATAATCTCGGTAGATCTGGACTATATTTCCTGTGAAATTCATCAATCATCACCGTACTTTTTCTTTATCGCATTCAACATCTTGGCGCACTCTGTTTCCGTAAGCGTGTCCATCGTCCTTTCGTTCAAACATAACCATGCCTCCAAATCAATGCCGTGCGCCGTACACTGCGTTTTGAGTGTCTTCTTCTTTGCTTCTGATGCAAGGTTCTCTCCTGTTCCAGGAATCTTTGCTTCCAGCTTGTTGTATTCTTCTTTCAGCCATAAGTTAAATCCAAGCCCGGTATGAATAGCCACGCACTTTACAAACGCCCTGCACATGCTGTTCCACACTCTCTGCTGGCTCATCGAATTGTCTTTTACCGGATTTGCACCGTTCAAAACCGGAGTTTGCATTTCGTACTCTTTATCATCGATCACGACTTTGATCCGTGTTTCGTAGCAGCGATTTGTGTTCCCGTTCTTGTCCTTAAACTCAACATCCGTCTTTCTTAAACTGCTTCCGGTATGCGGATCGGGAACAGGCTCCCAATATACTGTAGTCGCACCGTTGTCTCGCAATAACTCGATGCACTTCGCCCAGTTCAGATATGTAAAACCATCTCTTTCTTCGCAATACTGCCTTACATCAACCTTTACTAATTCTTCATAATTTTTCAGCATCTATAACCGCCTCCTGCAATGCATTAATTTTCTCTTTTCAAATAATTCCCCGAGTAAAACCATTCAACCAACATTGTTCTAAATTCATCCTGGTCTTCTGGTGTTCCGTGCAGACACCGCTCTAGTGCATAGTCAAACGCTTCTTCTTCTGCAACTATCGTTCCCTCTTCCGGTCCGATACCTTCATACTGCACCATTATTCCTTTTCTCCTCTTCGTACTTTGCTTTCAGCTCTTCAAACTTTGCTTTCAATTCTTCGAGTTCTGACTCTGCCCGATTCGCTCTGCTATTCTCCCGATACCAGTCACTCTGTCTGCTGTCAGCCTCTGCTTCTGCCTTGCATTTGGTTTCGATTAGCTCTCTGTATTCCTGTATCGGAATGCTTACACGATCCACATCTATAAATCTTACTTCTTCCATCTCTTTACCTCCTGTGTTATAATAGCTATGGTTATTTAGTTGAGTGCTCCAGTCTTGCCGGACTATCGTGGGCACTCTTTTTTGTACCTGTCTCTAATCTGACCACCAATCACAGTCACCATACCCCATCCAATCTCTCGCATGAGATACGGCGTCAAAGATACGTTTCCGGCATTCTCTAATGTGAGTGCCACCCAAAACATACCGAGTAGACCTGTGATAATAAGTGACCAGCCTATGTTTTCCATTTTATTATGTCTCCTTTCTTCGTTCTTTATCTCTCACGCGCACGCGTTTTTTTATTTTTTTATTCTTAAGAATATTAAATTATATATATAATATATATCCGCGAGAACGTGTGATTCTTCGTGCGTAGTTCGTGCGAATTATCGTGCTAAGTTGGATTCTTAAAAGTCTCGCAAGCCTTGTAAACACTGGCTTTGCGGTGCATTCATATCGTGCGATTCTTCGTGCGAATTATCATGCGAATTATCGTGCGATAGTTTTTATTGATGTATTTTAACTATTTTTACACCATGCAAAACTGTGTTTTTCCTTATTTCAAGCCTTTTATCGCATTTGCACTTATTGATGTATTTTATCCACTTTGTACGCTTTACGCTGTTAAAGTGTTCCTGCCTGTTCTGGCTCTATGTAGTTTCATTTACGAGTCATTACAGACGCATCAGAGATAAGAACTCCGGCATAAGCCAGCGACTCATACACGTTAAACGGTGGCACGTGTTTCGCAGTCCTGCCGTCCATTAGGGCGGTTCTGTTGGCGCACCAGTCGATGAATACGCCCACATGAACACGACTACCATTAAAAGGGTATCTGTATCTGCTTGAGTCCTTTTCCTGATATTTTCGGATCTCTGCCAGTCTGTTATCTACAGCCGTGTGACTGTAGCCAACCAGCTCCCCGATCTCTTTACGTGTCATGTATATCGGGTTTCTCTCCATCCTTTCCACCCCTCTCCATTTTTGCGTGAATACTCAGCACCTCCGCACTGCCTTTAATTAACAATAGCGATGATCTGTCTAAACCTCTCAGCATTGGCACGATCTCATCAACCATACCCTGCACATCTTTTTCTCCTACCATCTTTTCACCCCTTTCTTTTTCTGGCGGTGACCTGCGCCACCGCCTAAGGAGAAATTATCACGACCTACCTCATCAGTGCCGGACGGTCATCCCCGGCAGACGGTCATTGCTGACCGTTTCGGCTGCTTATTCCTCTTTAAAATGCTCTTCCATCAAATCAGCAATCATCAGATATTCCTTTGCTATCTTGCCTGTTCTGGTTTCTTCTACCTGTTTTCTAAATTCCGCTATCGTTCCGAAGAAGCAGCCGCACACAACCCGAATGTTTCCATCTTCACATCTAAAAAATGTAGTTGTTCTAAATTTTGTACCAAATCCTTTGATAGTCGTGTAATCAGCGTTGCCAGATACCCGAGCGTTGCCATATACCTGAGCGTCGCCATATACCCGAGCGTTGCCATATACCCAAGCGTTGCCATATACCCGAGCGTCGCCAGATACCAGAGCGTCGCCAGATACCCGAGCGTCGCCAGATACCCGAGCGTTGCCATATACCCGAGCGTTGCCAGATACCCGAGCGTTGCCATATACCTGAGCGTCGCCATATACCCGAGCGTTGCCATATACCCAAGCGTTGCCATATACCCGAGCGTCGCCAGATACCAGAGCGTCGCCAGATACCCGAGCGTCGCCAGATACCCGAGCGTCGCCAGATACCCG